CTTGCAGACGTAGAAGCAGCCAGTATCTTTGACCCGTTTTCAAGTTCGACATTACCTTTGTTCCATACTAATATTCCATGTTGCATCCATTTTGGTAGATTCTCATATGCTAATTGAAGACGACCGAGTAGTTCCCTTGCGGTAGATGCCTTGTTAGCCAAAATACCAATGTTAACACTATCGTAGAAGATAGCATAATAAAGCAAATAAGCAACAACAGTGGTTGATTTGCCAGTCTGTCTAGGAAGTTTTGCAATGTTAAATCTATTTTGGTGAAAGTCCATCAAGATTTCCTTTTGGAAATCATACATGGTAAAGGGAACTAAACCTTCGTCTAGTGAAATTATTTTTATATAGTTACATGCAAAGTAGAGTGGATCTTTTTTACATTTGATCCACTCATTAATTTGCTTCTTTGTAAATTGTATCTCAGTACCAGCCTTCTTCAGGTTGGGGTTACCTAGATAAACATCATTTGCTATTGCCATTCATTTATTCTGGTCTATATTCTTGAGATTTATATTGTGAATAATCTGGTGGTACTGCAGTAGGTTTTTGTTTAAAATATTTGTTTAAGACATCAATCTGATCTTGATACTTAGCGATCATATTAATCTCTTCTTCGATTGCCTCAAGAACATTTGAATGTTCACCAATACCAACTGGGTTAGTAAGGTATACTTCAACGTTAGCTCTATGCTTGGCAATGTCTCCTTGAGCATGGGCAAGGAGTGCTTTAATCAATGTGTCTCTCATGTTAATGTTCCTTAGTTGGATCGATGATCCAGTCAGCATATAGACGTCTGCCTGTTTCACCATTTGAATCTATGTAGGTCTGATCAAGACTCGACCAATGTCCCAAACGAACGCCTAATTTCACGTAGCTCCTCAAAATCTTTCTGTTTAGTGCCACCATCATATTCCCAAGCATAACCCTCCTTAATCATCTGCTCATTTAAAGATACTTCTGCATCTCCAATATATAGCCAACCTAAAAGACGCCCATATTTACCGACACCACCTTGTAATTCGGTTCTGATAGAGAGCTCTTCATCACCTGCAATAGTATCTTCTAATTTCTGCTTCAACCAATTGGTAGCATCTATTCCCAGTTCCTTCTCTTCCAAGTCTCTTGTTCTCTTCTCTGGCGTATCAACTCCTGCAACTCTAACTCTTTCCTTCTTGTATAAGTCAAACCCAAGATCAATGGTGACATCAATAGTATCGCCGTCAAGAACACGGTTAATCTCCGTTACTCGAAAGTTGTAGCAGCTCTTCCTGCTTGGTGGTATCATCGCTCCCATTTGGCCAAAATTCATCGTACATCAATATGTAGTAAATTACAACACCCACTCCAACGAGGAGAATTGCAAGCATTATATTGACAGACCAAACTATATCCATTAATAGAGATTCTCTTCTTGTTCAGTAAGTAATGTTATTGTATCGGAAGTAGGCATCGCTACGCATGTAAGAACGTAACCTTCTTCCATCTGATCATCATCAAGAAATGATTGTTCTTCCTGATTGACTGTACCTTCTACTAGCTTCATAGCACATGATGAACATGCACCAGCACGACAAGATGAAGGATGATCAATCCCTGCTTCTTCGAGTGCGTCTAAGATATTAGTATCTTCGTCACATTCAAATGTTTCAGTTTCCCCTTCGGGTGTTTTTAATGTTATAGTAGCCATCTAATAAATGATTCAAGGCAGTGTTATTTAGATCACACGAATGCTTCTGCAGCAAGTCTAACTGCCAATGATAAGGAAACCCCCATAACTGTGAGTCTACTCATCCACCACATAATCTCATGCTTATGTTCGTTTATTCTGCTCATGATTAATGTCCCATTGGGATGCCAGCTGCCATCATACGAGAGATGTTATCAACCTCTTCGTTATTGCAATAGTCAATAAAATGAGGATGATCCTTTAGATAGGATACATCCTCTTTGCTGTGTTCTATTGCTTCGTATGCACTCATGGCATACTCGCATATTTCGTAATGATGCTGTTCCGTATCGTGGTAACCTACGGTGTAATGTCTCTGTTTAGTCAGGGGCATGATTGTTTCAATCCCATACTACATCTAATTATAATCCGTCAATCTTCTGCAGGCATATTGAGTATGAATACCCACACAAAGAACAAAACAAGTATTGAAAATAATCTAATATTTTCACCGTTAATCACTATCATCTTACTACTTCCAATTCTTTTGGATTAACTAATAATGTTTCTATAGCTACAGGCAGGATTGCATATTCCATTCTCTGAATTGCTTTTGTCAATGATTCCACTGTATCATCAGGCATTATAGGAACTTCACCTTGCTTGATTATCTCTCCACCATCTAACTCTTCATTTACATAGTGAACAGTACATCCAGTTACTTCTTCACCTGCTTCCATTGCTTGCTCTACTGCATGTAAACCTTTGTATTTTGGTAGTAAAGAAGGATGTACATTAATGATAGGGCAAGGAAATGCAGAAGGATTTTTAATCACTCTCATATATCCTGCGAGAACTATGAGATCTACTTTCCATGCTTCAAAGAGTTTGATCATTTGATCTTCATCTTTATGATTAACATAACAATGAGGAATACCCCACTTCTCTGCTCTCTTAGCAGCACCACATTTCTTTTTATTATGAAGCATTAAAACAACTTCATGCTTATTGCATATAGGATTAGTAATTATGTTCTCGAAGTTGGTTCCGTTGCCAGAACACATAACACCCAGTCTCATAGTAATTCCTCGTGAAGAAATTTAGTTTACATGAATAACACCCTTCATACCAGCACCAGCATGAGGGTCACATTGGAAAGCATAGTCACCTGCTACGTTAAAGGTAACATCAAAACTTTCGCCAGGTGAAAACGCTAGATCTCCATGTGATAGTTCATCATGATCTGCAAAGATCACATTGTGTGGAGGTAGTTCGTTATTGACAAACGTAACTGTATCTCCAACATTAACTGTTAGTTCACAGGGTTCAAATACTAGCATACCACCAGCACCCATTTGTATCTCAGCAGCCCAAGCTGGAACTGCGAAAAGTAATGTAGCTAAAATTGTAAGAATAAATTTCATTTGCTTATAGAACAATACCCTTGTTCACAAAGAGTTCTTAACTTTTCTATGATGCGTTCGTACTCATCCCACATGTACTCAGACCCAGAAGTTTCCTGAGCTAAGTTACATGCTTTAATTATACGATGTACATCTGTCTCATTAAGTCTCATATGTGTAAAAATATACAATACTAATTATAGGTATAATTTTTAATTTTACACTAATATGTCACCCTTTCAAATCATTTCATAGCTATGACTGAATGGTCTTAGTCCTCTGCTTTTGTTCTGCTTGTCTTGTAAGTCTTGAAGTCTCTGGATATTCTCCTGAGTTTTTTTAATATCGTCTATCTTTTTCTGAACTTCGTTGAGTTCCTTATTGATATCCATTGTGGTTTAAAATGCTTCACTTATGACCGCCCCACAAAAACTACACAGTGGGTTGTAGATCTAAGTGTTGTTATTTATGCACTTTATGCACTTATGGCACTATTCGTTACACCATGTCTTTGGTATGCTGCAGGCGTTCTTGTAGTGTTATCAGTGTTTCTCGCCTGAAATGTACCAGGTGTTCGTGCGGAATTGTTAGGATTTCTTGCTACATAATCAGCATTCCAATCCTTATATTGTCTAGTAGCCCATCCCTCGTTACCAGAAAAATGATTAACAGTTGTGCTGCCAGGTTGAGGATCAGATAATGTGTTATCGTAATCTCTTCTAGCATAATCCATATTAGCCATTAGCGTTTACCCCCGCCCATTTCTTTGAGCATTTTTTGTAACTCAGCGGTACTACCGACAAACATAGCATTGTTAGTGACTTTAGAAGGACCTTTTGCTTCTGCATCTAAATCCTTCATCTTCTTATGTAGGTCAGCAAGTTTATCAGTCATGTCTGCGACGTGCTTCATTGCCGCTACAGCAACTTCATATGCTCTTGGATGCCCTGACTCCTGAGCGACCTCTAACGCCCCTTGTACTGCCTCCTGACCCTTATCTATGAGTGAGTATAATTCTCCTCTAGTATATTCATAGTCTTTTTCTCTGTCTACAGTAACATCCTTAAGTTGATCCTTTCTAGTTGTACATCCATTTTCAGGTGTATTAGAAACATCTATGTTAAGAATGTTTTCCATATTGTCTTCTAGAGTATTCATAAGAATTCAATCCCCTCATTAAATCCAAAGTCATCACCAGCATCTAATATAGCTGTATCTGCAGCATCTATATTACCATCCTGATTAATATCAGTCTTGGCAACTGGTGTATATGTTCTTGTAATAGCTCTACGATTAACTGCACGATCACCAATAGTTTCATGGATGATTGCTTTCTTAATAACATCTGAGGTATTGTAAGGACCATATAGATAAGACTTCATTGTGAAGTTTAGTGTGTAGATGATATATCTACGCTCATAAAAACTATCATCCCATTCATCCTCATAACCAACGTTGTTCAGAACAACAGCAACATCACGCTTCTCATTCATATCAGGAATCATGTTAAGTGTGATAGAGAACGATGGCTGAAAGTACGGCAATATTTGCTCAGTAATTTGTAGAGCATCGTCTTGTGACTTTGCCATTACTCCTAGTTCAAAACTTAGATTGTAAGGAACAGGAACATACTGTACTCTTACCTCACCACCATTACCATCAATGATAGTTTTATATTTTTGAATTGGAGATGTCTTACGAGTAGCATCATAATCAATACTAGTCATCTCAAAGTAGAGACGAGGCAATGTGATAGCTACTTTTCTGTTAGATGCGTTCTCTTCTAATCTAACAATAAATTTTTGCTTAGGACCATATGCCAATGGCACTTTCATCTCTTCTAAAACATCACCAGTGCTAGGATCCGTGCTCTTCATAGTAATATTATTGAAGAGCGTACCAAACGCAACAATGTTCTTACGAACAATCTGATTGTAAAAATGTGATCCTAACATTAGATACTACCTGTAAAATTACCAAACTCACCAAATGGATTACCTTCAGTCCAATCCACTATATTATCAGCATCATTTTCGATCTCTCTATTTTGATCGTAACTGCTGTTGACGTTATTTAGAGTGTCAAATGTCTCTGGACTCCACTTAGCACCTGAAGTTAAACCAGTAATAACCTCAGCAGTAGTAAACGTTCCAGTTCTATTAATGACTTGAAGAGATCTGGTTGTTGCATCCCAAGACTTAACTTCTGCTCTATTGTCCTTAGGTGAGTAATCAATAGTAACAGTAGGAGCAGATGTGTATCCAGAACCTCCAGCAGTGATAGTTATGGCATTGACAATACCACTAGCACTAACAGTTGCAGTAGCAGTTGCACCTGTACCACCTCCTCCTGTAATAGTCACTGTTGGTGGTGTAGCTACTTTATAATGTGCTCCACCATCTGAAATTGTAGCACCCGAAACAGCATCTCCTGTTATGGTAGATGTTGCCTTAGCTAAGAACTCATCACCAACAACTTCCTCACCCACAGTAAAGTCTCCAGAACCACCAGGATCCATAACTAGTTTGATTGCGTTATCGAATAATTGTTCCACTGCATCAATCTCTGCAACACCAGTGTCAAAGTCGTCTTGACCAACCTCGTAGATTTCAGCAGTGATAGCATAAAATTGAATCTTACCAAATTGGTAGAATGGTTCTTCTTTTCCTACAAATTTAATTTCGTAAATATCTTGTGTTAAAGGGAAGTATAATAAGTCTCCCTCATTAGGTCTACTGTCAACAGTAAGAGTAGGACTGTGTTCTGCTACCTCTTCATCCCATCTTCTAGTAGAGACACGGAAGATAATCTCATCCGTAATTCTTAAACCGAACTTAGATATAAATTCAGCATTGTCACCGAAACCCATAACATTCTGCAACAGCATCTCAACTTGGAATTGTTCTTGATACTTAGTGTATCTAACTTCATCCAGAGTGCTGTCTGCTAGGACGATCTTGGGGATATAGTAAATATCTGTACCAAACAGTTTGATTTGCTCATCCACAAGATCCTGAACGAGACCTTGTTCGCCACTGTGACCTGCGTAGTAAGTTGGAAAATAGGGACTTGTAGGCATTTTATCCGATCATATCCATTGGTGGAATTGCATACTTACTGAGAACTTCGCTTTCGATTTTCTCAATTTCTGCTAATGCGTCTGTATATATCTCTCTACCATTAAGTGTTACACCGCCAGGTAGCTGCACATTGTTATACTTGATTAAGTTTTGACCCCATTGTTTCTTTAACAATGAAGTAGCATATAACTTAACAAATCTATCATTATACATTTCAGTTGCATCTGTAGGGTCAATCATACGATGAGCCTCTATCAATAAACTCTGTCCTTCTTGTAGGAAGTCTTTGTCTATATCAAGATACAAACGATCACGACGCATTGTGTATCTAAACTGCTGGAATGAACCATTGTTTAAAACCATATCCAGAGTCTCTAGATATTGCTTGGTCATATAGTAGTTTAAGATATCAAGGGATCCAAAAGCATACAAATCATTTAAGAACATTCTATATTCAATACCAAATAAGTTAGAACGAATAGAGTTACCTACCATTCCAAAAACCCTAGTGATACCAGTTACATGAGCTGGTATAGGTATATAATTTGTTGCTTCATCCCAACTTGTAGTTACTGCTCCTTCAACTTTAGTTGTAGTTGTATTTGCTGCAAGACGAGTTTTATCGTCTGCAGTTATCTCATGTACGAGATAACATCTTTCCATTCCGTTATAACAGTTCTCCTGAAAGAACTGAAACGTATCGTCAATTACATTGTTTACTTGCTCATCATCTACATTAACTTGCAAGACAGGTTCACCTAATTGCCTCTTAGCATATGTAATCAATTCTGCTTTTGAACTTGGAGATGCCATTTCACACAATAATCCCTTCTTTTATATTTAGGGATTATTCTGCTGGTGCCTCTGTAGGGGGTGTTGGAGGTGCTCCTGCAGCTGCTTCTCCTTCTCCTGCAAGTAGTCCAATAGTTTCTAAACCACCTGTGAGTTTAATTTTATATTCCTTTGCTTTAGCTAGATTCTCTTCTAGTTCACGAATCTGCTTATCTGTAGTAGCAATCTGCTCTTCAAAATTCTTTTTCAGTTGTTCAGGATCCATGGTCATGATCAAATATGATAGTGTATACTGTATTTATCAGGTTGGAGAAACCCTATATGAATACTTGTCGTCAATAATTAGTGACGGCATAAAATTCATAGAGATAGAAACTCTACCATCTTTTCTGTTTTCAGAATACCCATGAGTGAGGTTGGATGGCCATAGCATTAACTCTCCTTCATTAGGATACATGATAACATCAGAATTATATTTACCCAATTTATTCATATTTGATTTCAATGAAATTGATGGTAATGGTGAATGAGTAGAACCACTTGGATGTCTAAAAAATAATGGTGCATGTCCTTCTTCATGAGAAACATAATATGTTCCTGAAATATATGCATTAGTATGAAAATGTGGATACTGATTCCCACCAGCATCACATAAATTCAACCAACTATCAGTAATAACCATTTTCTCTGGAACTTCATATCCCAAATCATCAGCAACAAAAGAAGTGCATTGATCTTCTAACCATTTTCTGAATTTTGACATTTCTTCTCTGTGTAAAAATGATCTACCAGATGTGTTGTCATAGTGATATAGTTTATCATTCATTCTATTGGTGATCATATCTTCACCTTCCATCATCCCAATAACTTGTTTCTTCAAGTCATCACAATCTGGGTAAGCTTCTCTACCAATAGCTTTAGGAAAAATGTCAGTTAGATTCATTCTTTTTAAGTACAAAAATATTTACGCCATTCCACCAAGAATTAACATCTTCAATTTCACCAGTAAGAATACTTCTTTCATATAAAACTGTGATATTATTCTCAGAAATAAAATCTTTTGTTGATGCTAATACACCATCGAGGTTTGCATCATCAACAACTAAGATAAATTCATTTTCTGTATATGGAAGAATATGATTCAGGCAACTCTTCTGTGAATTTAATTCGTGATCTGCATCATAAAAAATAGTATTTACTTTTTGATCTAGATTCTCTTCTGTAGCTTCACGAATATCTCCATTAAGAATTGCAATATTACTATTGTCTGTCCACACAGATTTTACATTCTCAATGAATGTTTCTATAGATCCCTCTTGATCTTCCCATGGAATGTCATCTCTAATTGGTTTGATGTCTACATCACGCCAATGGTCTGCTGCATATGCAGTAATATCATTACCTTGAATTGCTGCACAGAATGTGCTGCCATTATATACTCCAACCTCTAGATACTTAGTATCTTCATAAGAACAAAGATTATTAAGGAAGTGTCTTACCTTATCAGAAGTAAGACCTTGAATGTTATGATTAAATTTTGAATCTCCTTCGACAGCTTTATCAATAGAGTCTAAGCATCTGGTTACAAATGGATGACATACTCTTTCTTGTTTTTTCAAGTGTGCTTCAACAACTGTATCACAATAATTACATTCCCAACAATCAAATTTACAGTTTTTGATTTTATTTCTCCAGATATCAATTGGTCGATCTTTCATATTAAGATCTTCCATGTATACATTCATATTTGGGAAAAGAATTTCTTCATCATTATTCCATCTTTTGATGATGTCCATAGACTCCATCAATCTTAAAGAACTTTCTCTACCATGCATCTTGAATACATCTATACCTAAATCAATAAACTCTTCCCAGTCTTCTTTCCATGGAGGAATGTTTGCTGCTTTAAGAGATGTAGAAGATTCAGTTACATCCCAAGTAGAACAAGATACTCTACTAATCTCATCATTAAAATATTGAGGACCATCAGTTCTAGTACAATTAAACTGATAGTGTTCTGGCATGATAGGACATCCACCCCAACAATTTTCATTAGCTAGTAATGATAATTTTACTGGTTTGCCAACAGAAGCACAATATTCTTTTGCTTCAATAACTCTATTAAGAGCATCTCTATCTCTCATCAAATCTCTATCAAGATTTATGTAATGAAATCCTGCTCTAGCACAAGCAACAATTTCATTTGCTTTTGTAACTTCTCTAAGAATTGTATTTTTAATAAACAGTTCAGGAAATTCTTTTTGAATTTGACCTGAAGAAACCCATGTTGTATGAGGTAACGTTACAATACGAACACCTTTATCATACAAAGGTTTAAAATTTTCTATCCACAAATTTAGGTTTTCCTGATCAGGTCTAATCCATATATTATTAAATGTAGCTGACAAGGGAATACCTGTCTCTTTAGAAATAAACAATGCATTTCTTGTGGTTCCACTGATAGGATCAACCACAAAAATATCACCCATCGCATCCTGACTAAAAGGAGGAATGCGACAGGTAAAATAAAGATCGTAGATTAAATGTTTGTGCTCAATGAGGAATGGTATAAAAGTTTCCTCAGCAAATTTTTTATCAATCTTTGGATTGATCGGAAGACTGAAGACGCTTTTCATTGAGTTCATCACGAATTTTATCTAGGAGAGGGATATTAAGATTGTTTTCTACACCATGGAATGTAGGAACATTAATTTCAGGAGATTCAGCATAAGCTTGGAAATACTTTTCTGTTTTTCCTTGAATCTTGTCCATAGAAATTTTCATCAAACAAGAATACTGAGATGCAACATCAAGAATACCAACTTGATCTTCTTGTGACATCATAGCAATAGAATCCATATTACCAGTACCAACTCTACCATTTGCAATAATTTCTAGAGCAGCTTGTTTACCAAGTCTTGCAATCCAATACTTTCTCTCTTCTTCAGCATTCCATTCAACTGCTTTTAATAAATCTTCTTTTGTTAAATTTCTTTCTAGAATATAATCTAGAAAAACTTGTAGCTCATATTGTGCTTGACCTTTTCTTCTATTCCACATTTCTTTATCGAGTTCAGCAAACTCAACTTCAGCTTCAGCAAATTCAAGTTCATATGGATCATGATCAGGATCTTCTTTGAGTTTCTTTACTGTCTCTTTATCTCTACGCAAACGAATATCTCCTTTCTTTTCATCAAGGATCATTTTTTCGTATTGATGTGATCTATTCTCTATCTCTAGTAAAACTTGTTTTAACTGTCTATCTGCAGTAACATGTGATTTAATCACATAGTCTAAAATTTGATTCTTCGACATACCAAGAGATACCCTAGTGGCGATATCCTTGATCTCTTCTTCTGTAATTACGCTCATAATAAATCCAAAAAATAATGATTAGAATTTGATGCCTGGAATTACCTCTTCTCTAATGTAAACACCAGTGTTATTATCAAGGGTGAATTTATTTTCTTCTACTGCCTGTTGTTCTGGCATTGGAAGACCGAGATACTTCTCATATAATCTATTTATCTTCCTAATAGTATCGCAATCTGAGAATTCTTTCTTTAGTTCTGCACACTTAATATAAAGTGCTTTTACGTTTCTATCGTAAGCAGTTCTCTTTTCTGTAATCTGTGTTTTTAGAGTCTGTACATTAGAACCTTTAGCAGTTGCTAGCTCTCTAATAATATAATCGTTATCATTATCTACATCATCAGCTTGATATTCCCAAGTCTTTTTCTCTAGTGCAGTAACACCGTCATCTAAAGCTAAGAATCTTTGTTCAAAAGTTTGTTCGATAATCAACTTTGCTATGAACTTCATAGTTCTTAGAATAGTATTATATCTTTTTTGTGTCACTGGAATTGGTGTTTTTGCACCTTCAGGTGCCATATCCTCATAAGTCAGATTATCAAAATCTGCTTCAGTTTTTAACTCATCAGTAGGAACTTTAATGGTAGAACGAATGTCACCTAAACTTCTAGCTCCAAAGAATCCCATTTCTTTATCGATCTCAACTGTTCTATCACATAGAGACTCGATGCCAGGTACATCAGTAGAATCTAATGTGAAGATCTGCCAATCAAGAATAGAATTAATTGGTTGATAAGTAGCTAATTTGTCTGTGTTTGGTAGTTTACCAATGAAATATTTTTTAGTCATGTTTAAACTCCTGTGTATCCTGAACCTAGTGTACCATATTCTATAGCAGCACCAGATGCTCTTCCAGGTGTTCCCTGAGAATTAAGACTGCCATTCCATCCAAATGAATGAGTAGAGAAATCCATTTGGCCTCCAGTATTATTCTGACTACCGTTGTACATACCAACCATGAATCCGTGAGTCATACCACCAAAGAATGTTTCCTCACCAGTAGCTCCTGGTTTACCAGTTTGATTTAATTCAGAACCAGTAGTATCATCTCTTCTGGACATGTTAGAGTTAGTTGAATAACCACCTCCAGTATTCCAATAACCATAACCTAAACGAGAGTTCCAAGTTTTGTTAGTTCCATCAGTTCCAGGAGGAGAGTTCCAACCAGACCATGATTGAGTTGCCCATGCATATTCGTGTCCAGTACCACCTTGCTTCCACCATCCTTTAGTTTCTCCATAACCACATGCAGGGTTATCATTACCAGTATTTGAGCTACCACTAACAGTTGTTACACTGTCATTGGTTAAGTCATATCTGTCTGGATTATTGTTGTTATTTCCACAAACATATGCATACTTAAAGTCTCTCTTCATAACAGAAGTTCTGTTTCTAGAAGTAGCCATTGATTGTCCAGCACCAGCGTTGGACTCAGTAACCATACTAAAAGTAGAAACATAGTTACCAGTAGCATTCCAACCGTTTGCTGTACAGAAAACGTATGCTCTCATGTTTGCATTTTGAGCACCTGCAGTGTATGCATCAGACTGGTCTAGTCTATCACCGATATTAACATTACTAAATGTAGCACATGTTGTACGGTTGATATTTCTCCATGAAGAAGAACTTTTGTATCCTGCTGCTGGATATCCTCTTGTAATATTAAAACCTTCAGCAAATCCAACAATATTATCCCAATATGCGTTAGTACCATCAGATTTTAGAGACGCACCAACAGTGCTATTCTCATTACCTTCTGGATATTGTGGAGGTAATGTTGAAAATGGCGAACCATTTACAAGTAAACTATTGTTGCCAACATCAATATTTCCACCAAAGGTACACGAACCATCAGTATTCAATTGAATGTTCGTACTGGCGGAGCCACTATTTTTAAGTTGATCTACTCTTAATTCTGAAGCCATGGATAATTAGGATCTCCTTCCGTTGTATTTATACGATATTCCAGCTACCACCATCAGCAACTGTAATTACAATATTGTTATTTATAGTAATAGGACCAAAACTACCACAGTTTATTCCGTTTGGAACAGTAATGTTCTCACCAACAACTTGAGCGTTAGTTTTGAATATACCATAGGAGTCAATCCACTGCTTTTCACCGTTAGCATAAAGAACACTGTCATTTGCTTGTGAATTGAAAGTTTGACCTTCTATATTTGTAGATCCATTAATATGTAAGAAATATGTAGGATCTTGTTTGTTAATACCAACCTTGGATAATCTGAAGATGTCATTGCCATTAGAAGCTTCTGTCCATCTAGATGTTACGAACTCTTGGTTGTTCTGGAAGAACTGACCATCAATGTTCATATCTCCATTGACATTCAACCTGTATGACCTTACCACATTATTAGTTGGGTCAGTTCCAGATATTGATGATGTATAGATACCAACTCTATGGTCACCTCTTATATAAAGTGCGGGTGTTCCATCCCAACTTTGACCACCACCTGCTGTAGATGGTGTTATTTCAAATGCACCACTATGACCCCATTGGTTACCAATTCTAAAGTTTCTTTCTGATGAAGAACCTAAGAAGTAAATACCAGCACCAGAGTTATCATTTGCTGAATCTAATGTAACGAAGTTTCTTAATCTGGTTGCTCCATTAACATCTAACTTGAAGCTAGTGCTTGGTTGTGTTGCGTTAATACCCACTGTACCAGATGGATCAATGGTCATTGCCTCAGTTCCAACAGTGATTGGAACCTCATTACCACTCTTACCAGGATCAACCATGAACGCTAAACGTCCATAAGAAGACCAGAGTGCCATTCTCTCAGTTCCTCTGTGATCATAAAGTAGACCACCTCTTACTTCAGAATTATAATTAAATGACATACCAAACTGATAGTCATTTCCACCAGAACCATCTACCCAGTTACCATTGAACTGACCGAAGTCAATACGATGATTATCATCCATACCGTCAAAGTTGGAAGTTCTCATTCTCAACTTAACGTATGACTGACCAGCATTATTAGTAAATACAGTCTCACCAATACCGATCTTATTCTCAGAAGCATCAACGAACAATGTATTGCTATCAACATTAAGGTCAGCGTTGATAGTTGTGACGTTATTAACTGTTGCTGTTCCACTAACTGTGAGGTTAGAACCTGCACCAGTTAGAACAAGAGAACCAGTCATGGTGTCTCCAGTTTTAAGAACGTTTAGTGATGAAGCACCAGTTAAATTTGCAGTGATTGTTGTAGCAGAGAAGTTACCAGAACCATCACGTTGTACTGCATTATTAGCAATATTGGCACTGCTAAATTCAATGTTACCTTCGTTCCATACTTTCTGACCATTGACAGTAAATGCATCAGCATTTAGAACTGTTAATGCTAGGGTTCCTGAACCTGCTGTAGCATTACCACCAGCAGCTTCAAGTTTAGCTGTATAGTGAGCATCTCCACCAGAAACTAATTGAGAAGATCTAAAGAGTATTGCAGGAGTAGATGATTGACCATCAATTCTTCCAAGTTTTAATTCACCAGATCCAGCATTATTAACAATCTTACCAACATCTACTGTGTTACCATCCTCTAGAGTAAAGTCATCAAATGGTTGTCTGTTAGATGCACTACCAGCAGTAAGAGCACCAACAAAGTTACCAGAAGTTAATCTACCAATTAGAATTGTATAATCATTAAAGTTATCTAAAGTGTCATCATTTGTTGTAACACTATCAATAATAAAGCTACCAACTGCCTGTGCATTAGCGTTGTATAGGTTAATTGGATTACCTGGAGCAAATACACCAGTAGCAGATGTGTCAAGTATAACTCCAGAGAAGTATATTCTGAACTTAGGATCACCAAGGAATCCTTTAACAGTTACGTTATCTCTAAAGTTAGTTGCACTAATGAATCTTGGAAGTCTGTTATCAGATAGAGTTCCAGAGTTAATGTTTAAAGCATTCTGATACCAAGTACCTTCTTTGTTATCAAGTTTGTCAGCATCAAGACCAGAATCTAAACCATCGTTTAATGCTGTCCAGACCTTCGCCCATGTACCGAAAGAACCAACACCAGTTCCAGAACCACGCAACCACATGTTGTCGTTGTCTGTGAATGCAAGTTGTCTTACACCACCAAATCCAGCATCGAAACCAGTACCACCAGCTCTGAAGGTTACCGTCATATTTCTGGTACCACCATCACTTAGTCCATTAGCACTGTTGAATATTGTGTTAGAAACAATACCTGGACTGAAGTTGTTAGGAGCAGGAGAAGAAGATGGGTTGTTAGTACCTGTAAGAACACGAATCGTGTTACCTGCTGTACCAGAGATTGCAATATTATAAGTTCCAGATAATCTATCAGAAGATAGAGTACCAGCACTTATGTTGCTGGCATTTAGATAGAATGAACCTTGTACACCATCTAGTAAGTCAGCATCAAGTCCACTATCTGCACCAGTCTTAAGTTCAACAGAACCGTTTCCTGCTAGACCAATATTAAATTGAGATTTCTTGAATCTAGAAACACCAATTGTACCGTAGAGGTCAGCAGAAATTGTGAGGTCTGTAACTCTTTGAACATCAATAGCTACGTTTGCATACTGTCTATTAACAGTAGAAACTTTGGCATTTAGAACAAGAGATGATCCTCCACCAATAGCACCAGGAGCAGTTGTAACCACAAAGTCTGAACTGTAACCAGTACCACCATCAGTAACTATTATTTCTGTAACTACGTTAGCAGTAACAACTATGTTAACTTTGAGTCCAGTACCAGTACCACCAGTTAGAGGAACATCAAAATATTGACCATTAGTATATCCAGTACCACCATTTGCAATAATCACATCATCAACAAATCCACCTTGAGTAAAGGTTGACTCAAATGTCAATGGAGACTCACCACGTTCAAACTCAATAATGGTTCCAAGAGGAATTGTTTGGTTAACTGGATTGTTTAGTGAGATCGTAGTTAGACCTGCAGCAGTAACAACTCCAGTAATATTTGTATTAGCTTGAACACCATTTACAGTATTCTTAACTTCATGACCTATAAGAACATCAGAGTTTGTAGTGAAGATCATCTGAGATGATCCTGTAGTACATTGAGCGTTTAACTTAGCAAAGTATCTATTCTCAGCACCCTTAATAGATTGCATTGCTAATGCAAAGTTGGAATCACCTCTTAAGAATGTAAAGGAGTTTGCAGCTCCACCAAGTGCAAGTCTATCTGTTTCAATAACACCAGATGTAATATCAGAAGCAGCAATCTGGTTAGAAGATAGAGATACCCAGTTGTTAGCATCAAAGGAAGATGTGTTTACAACTCTAGTAATATTAATTGTGTTTGCACTAGGTGTTGTACTATCATCAAATGTATCAGTATCTTCAATCTTAATATTGTTAACAATATCACCATATAATCTACTTTCTATTAAAGCAGTACCTTGTGCTTGTGTACCAGCACCAGCAGGAGCAGCGAATGTTATAGTAGGAGCAGTGGTATATCCTTTACCACCTTTATATCCGTTAAACGTCTCAATAGTTACAGTAACAACCTGACCATTTGCAATCGTACAAGTTGCAGATGCTGCTACTGCACCTGCTTCTGGGTTACCACCAGCAAATGAAACTGTAGGAGCAACTGTATAACCAGAACCACCGTTACTAACATTAATTTGATATACAACACCCTTTCTATATTCTGTTGCTTGAATACGTCCAGTAGTTAAGCTACCAGTAAAGATGTCGCCCATAGTAAATGCAAGGGCAGGATCTGGGTTAAATCCAAGGAACAAACTATCAGTATCATTGTTTAGAATGAATGATGTTGATGTATCCTGTTGGATTGCGATGTCACCAGCAAGTGCTCCTTCTAGAGAAGTTCTTTCTGCTTGATCAGCAACAGTGTATACACTAAATGGTCTTAAAGCAGGAATCTGATCAATAGAGATCTTACCAGAATCTGTCAATTCAACCAGTGCTCTAGGAACAGCGTTAGTAGAGTATGGTTTGTTGATGTAAGGTCCTAAGTTGTTAGTGATGTAGTCTCTAACTGCCTTCTGTGTAGGTAGTTTAGAGTCACTGGAGTTAGCACCACCCAATGTATTAGATGCATCGAAACCAGTAACAACAACGTCACCACCTTTCAACTTCAAGAATTCAACTTCAGAAATTGTAACCGTACCAGTAAAGGTAAT